TCTTAGACGCACCGACAGTCAGAGTGGTTATTGATGAATGGCTGGCCTTGATGACTCCGCGTTGGTCCAGTCAAAAATATATAGATACTGTAATTTATCGACTTAACTATATTACAGAAGATTTTATTGACGAATCGATTGATGAGGTTGAGCGCAAGCAGGTCGTTAAAGCTGTAAAAAATATGGTAAGCAAGGGCACACTTGAAACCGCAAAGCGCTCGTTACGCCTGTTAAATGAAATCTTTAACTTTGCTATCGCGTCTGACTATACACAAAAGAACCCGTGCACACTGGTTGGCGATGTTATCCCGCAGCAAGAAGTTCGCAACATGCCTTCACTTGATGCAGAGCAGATGCCTGAATTCTGGAAACGAGTGCACGGAGGTATTGTTACACTGGAACTGTTACACGCGCTTAAGCTTGCATGTTACACCGCAGTGCGGATCTCTGAATTATTAAAAGCAAGATGGGATACTGGCGAAATTGATTTTGATAATAATATCTGGGTAATTCCAGCTTCGCGTATGAAGATGCGTCGTGATCATGCGGTTCCCTTAACACCACAAACCAAAGCTTTATTCCAGGAGCTTTATGATCATAAGAAAGATGATGGTTATATCTTCAAGCATACTCGTCGTTTAGGTGAGCATGTTCCTTCTGAAAGCGTCTTAGCTATTATTAAAAGAAACGGATATGGCGGCCAGATGGTAACCCACGGCTTCCGCTCCCTGTTTTCCACTCATGCCAATAATGCCAAGAAATTCCGTGCTGATGTAATTGAGTACCAGATTGCCCACGTTCCAAAAGACCGCATTCGAGGCATTTATAACCGTGCTGAATATTGGGATGAAAGGGTGGAGCTGATGAAGTGGTATTCTTCAGAAGTAGATAAATGGATGAAAGGCGCTTAATTAGCGCCTAATTCTTGTTTAATCTTATCCAGAGAGGCCTGCGTATAACCTTTATACTTAGCCGTTTCCCGATCTGGCGGGAACTTCTCTAAATAATTTGCCTTGAATGTATTTACTGCCATGCCTAGCTCTTTGGCAACTTGGCGCATTGAGTACCATTTCATATCAAACCACCTCCAATCTTTTACCTGCTTTGATTTCTGCATCGGTGGCGTGGCGAATATCCGCTAATTTAAATCTAGACCATCTAGGTTCACCATCAACCTTTCTGATTAAGTCGGCATGCCCTTCATCAATGGCAGTAATTTTAAGGACATTAGCAAAGCCATCTTTTCTTAGTACATAATCCCCAACCTCAAAAATATTGTGCTGGCGGCGGTATTCGAGGAGGGCAGCCTTTAGTCTTTCTGCGTGAAGCGAGCCGTTATCTCTAAACTTTGCTTTAGCAGCCTCATATTCACTAAGGGAACTAATCATTTATGCTAACCTCATAGTTGTTTAAGGCATTAAAAACATCAATATCTAGCCTGTCTTTAAATTCAGCAACCACCTTTTTAATATGGGCTTCCTTGTGCTTCTTATAAAAAAGAAAAGCATCATTAGGTGTATCAAAAGCATTACCCTTTACTTTCTCGCCTCTCAAAAAACCCAAAGATGCAACATACTTTCCTTTTGATTTTGAGAAAGTCACCCCTATTGGCAAATCTCCTCTACAGGCTTTTCTATTAGTGATAAGTTTGTTTATCTCTTGCGGAACAAGTCGGCAAAGCTCAGGTGAATAAACTTTGTTGCCCTTGAGGATTATATCCTTGTCCAAGTTAACCTCCCGCTTTTCAGAGATATACTCATAACCCTTCATTTTTATTATGTCATCATAGAAGTTCATAAAATTGTGCCACCGATCACAAACAGAACACCCCTTGTATTGAGGAGATTTTTGTTGGAAAGACTCACTGTAGCACCTCCTTAACATCTCTCTCCATAGCACGTATTCGCGGATGTGCTTCCCGTTAACCTTTGTTGGTATGTTTGATGTGTTGTAACCAACTCCTGCCACACCAGTTCTTGATTTATGTCTAGCCTTAGACCCACCCAACTGCTCAATTAGATTCATACCACCTCTCCCAAACTTATGACCACTTCTTCCGGCAAATCACTTTCTTTTAGGATCATCTCAATACCCCATCGCAGCCAGTCCAAACCCAATCAGCCCCAACAGCAGCCAACCCAAAAACATATACTCAACGTGTTCCATGTGATGTTTTTTCATGTGGACTCCTGTGGTGCATTTGGTAAAGGCATCCAATGCGTTACATCCGCTTCTTCAAATTCATCTAAAGCCATTACGTTATAGATATTGAATATATTGCGAGGAGTCTGCGACATGCCGAGCACTAATATATTTGCGGGCGGGAGTTCATCTTTAACACTAATCCATTGCGGCACCGCTTGGGCTTTGGCTCTTGCTTGCCATGCACTAAGCGCAAATGAGTAACCAATAATGGCTCTTTCATCACCATCTTCATTGAACACATCTTTGTATAGCTCCGGGTATTTCTCTTGAAAATATTCGTCAAAAGCTTGCTTTTCTTTAACATCCATCTTCACCACCTAATCTTTTATTAAAATAAATAACTGTGCTAAAAATCCAGTCTACTTTTTTATTAAAGTAGGTTTATGCGACTTTTAACTTCTGATTTAATGCGAGCTGGTCAATTGCCTGATCTATCGTTTTATTAAAAGCAATCACGCTTTGCTCAAGCCCGGCAATATCTAAATCTTTTGCAAACACACGAATAATTACGAGTTGCAAATGCTCAGGCAGGCGAGGGTCATAGCTCACAAAGTCACACCATTCGCGCTCTGTGCAAGCCAACTGCCATGTAATTTGTGGAATGTACTCATCTGGTACTTTACGACTAAGCAACGTGTTTAAATGCGTAGTCGTGTATGGACACTTCACTTCAAGCTGACCCTGCTTGCCAACTAGGCCGTCCGGTGATGCTCCTGACATTGGGATAGAAGGGTGGTCAATTAGGCCTGTACCTTCTACAAATTCACCTGTTTCATTTTCATAGGCTGTGATTGCATGTGGCTCGTGATCGATTCCCCATTGCATCAACTGAGTGGTTTTAGCCTCTTCCTGAACGCCGGTGAGGCGCTCGGAAAGAATGATCAAACCCAAAGAATTAAGCACTTTGCCTTTGGCTGGCTTGGCATCTATATCCTTGATGCGACTAGCAGTTACTTTGCCGCATCGCTCAGAATGCCAGTCATCACTACGCTGGAGAATGTTCATAGGTTTCTCCTTCGCGAGCCAAAGCCTGATCAGCAAATTGTGCGATTTCTTTTAATGATGCGGAGTGTGTTGTCCACAGCGCTTTCTTAAATTCGCTTTTAGGTAAAACTGTATAAGCCTGCTGCAACCGCTCGGTACCGTATTGCGCCTCATTCTTCAGGTGTGGCAAATGAAGAGCCTCAAACTCTGCATAGCCTTCCTGAGCAGCACCACTTACGGTGCGTTCAGATGGGATAAATTCTGAATGATCATTTAACTCGTCATCTGTATAAACACCAAGAATCACATCAGGGAAGTGCAAACGAGCTAACTTTTTGATAGCCAAATAGGCAATCTGTTGCTTTGGGTCATTTGCCCAATTTGGAGAATTTCGTGTGGCACCCACTTGGGCAAATGAAACATCAAGCACACGAGCATTTGTCTCACCCTTAAGCATGACAGACACACGAACTCCTACATCAGCGGCTTTACAACTCTTACCATCTACCTTTGACCAGTCGCCATACCATTCATAATCTGGACGGCTGGTAATAGGGGCGCGAGCTATGATTACCGCATTGACGAGTTGAGCTTCATAACCCAAATTACCGTTAACCAGGTGGGTTTTTTGAGCTACAGCAAAAGGATTCATTCCCCATTGCATAGCCTGCATTGTTACGGCTAGACAGTCACCTGAATTTCCCTGCAAGTGCTTTGGCACAGTGATTACCGCTTTGCACATGAACTCCGCAAATGACACCATGTTTTGCATGGATTGTGGATCAAGAACTAGAGCTGATGTTTGAGCATTGTTCATTAAAACAGGTGTTTGTGTATTTACCGGTGCATTCATTTTTTATTCCTTAAAATTTAATTGATACGTGTGCAACCAAGCCTTTATTGATGGCTTGCAAGATTTCTTTGCCTTTTGCCTCATCAACACCTAGGGCCATCAAACCTTTTAGAGCTTCATTGCAGATTTTTTTCTTATGCGCTTGATTTGCTTGACGTGCTATTTCTGCTTGACGCTCTGCCTCAGCTTTAGCTACCTGCTCAGCCTCAATGCGCTTACGTTCATTTTCAGCAGCTTGCACAGCGCGTAATTCAGCAGCTTCTTTTTCAGCCTTTAATCGAGCTTCGCGCTGTTCTGCCTCAGCCTTTTCACGCTGCACACGTTCAGCTTCAAAACGTGCTTTTTCTTCGGCTTCACGGGTCGCTTTTTCAGCAGCATCACGGGCAATGCGTTCTTCATGCTCACGTTGAAGACGCTCTTGCTCAGCTTTGCGTTAGCGCTCTAGTTCAGCCTGTTCGGTTTCGTATTTTTCACGGTTGGCAAGGGCAGTACGGAGCTTGTCAATCTCTTCAAATTTCGCAATCCTAGCTTCTTGTTCAAACTCTTCTAGCGATGAATCAATCACAAGATCCTCTAGGGATTTAATAGCCTTTTTAATATCAGGTGAAGGCGAGTCAAAGCAAAGGCCATGCAGCACTCGAATGTTTGACAAAAACTGACTATGCTTCGCCACACGATCCTTTTCAGCCTGCTCCCAAGCATCACGCGGTGCCAAAATTTCGTTGCGTAGCTCATCAAATTTCTTCACAACCGAAATACGATCATCATCAATGACCTTAATTTGCGCCTTTTGTTCAGCTACCAATTCTTTACCGCACTTTTCAATTAGTGTTTTCGATTTACTAATCTTCATAGCCAGTGAGCCAATAGCATCACGTCCTTTTTTTGTTGTGACATCTGGCACATGAGAGCGCACTTCTTGGGCAATGCGATCAAATAATTCATCAGTGCCGCCAGCTTTAGAGAAAGCAGCAACTATCACGTTCTGTTCTAATATTTGTAATTCGTTTACCGGTGCGTTCATATTCTTCTCCTAAAACCTAATGTAGCTAGAGCAAACCGCGCATTGGTCGCCACGAAGCTCTTGAATGTCTTTGCATG